GAAGCAGGAAATAAACCTCTGAAAGTATATTCAATTTCTCTATTATAGTCTCTATCAAATTTTATGATTCTTGTTTGGTCAGATTTATACGTTGAAGGATATTGCATTCGGATAAAATAATCATTAGATGCTTGATTTGCGGCAGATCCACTTGCAATATAATCCATCCAATGCTCTAATAATTTTAAAGTATTATAACTACTATCTACGTAAAATTCTAAAGTTATATTTGTGTATATCCTTGTATGTGCTATTTTTTCCTTTAGTCCAATATAAGGAGATACTTCTGTAGTTGCAAAGGAGGAGGTTGGTAATGATGCGGAAAAGCATAGTAATCCAAAATCACCACCAGTAAAGAATGGAGTGATACCTTTACCCAATAAAAAAGATGAAAGTTCTGATGGTAATCCACCAAACTGAACTTCATAATGGGATGTTTGTGCTAGATTTCCGAATAAAGATTTTACACTCGTTAAACTCCTTGGAATTGGCACTCTAAATACCTATAATTGATCTTTTATTATAAGTATTTAGATGTCATATAAGGGAAAATATCAACCATCATATCCCCAAAAATATAAAGGTGATCCCACAAATATTGTTTATCGTTCATTGTGGGAAAGGCGTTTTATGTCTTATTGTGATCTGAATGAAAATATTTTGGAGTGGGGAAGTGAAGAAATTGCCCTCCCATATAGATCACCTATAGATGGAAAAATCCACAGATACTTTCCAGACTTTTATATTAAGGTAAAAGAAAATAATGGTTCAATTCAAAAGTATATTATAGAAATCAAACCAAAAAAACAAACAATAGAACCAAAAGTTCAAAAAAGAAAAACGAAAGGATATATTTTTGAAGTTACTGAATGGGCAAGAAATCAAGCAAAATGGAAAGTCGCTGAAGAATTTTGTGAAGATCGTCGATGGAAGTTTAAAATTCTCACCGAAGAAGATTTGGGTATCAAATAATGGCACTCACAGGATACGAAAAACCAGAACTTGAAGATTATTCATTAAGTGAATTAAAAGAAATTGCAACCAATTATTATATACCTCACCAATATACTAAAACTGGTGCGACTAGTACAAACTATAGTCGTCTGAACAAAACTCAACTCATTTATATTATTAAATATGATCCAGACTATCAAAGAGCAAATCCAAAGTCTAGAAGTGGTGGAAAGAAAGGTGGAGAAAAAACAGATAATAGAATTACATCAATCAAGAGAGACATAATTGGTATTGAAAGTCCTTCGGAATTGATGAATATGATTATTGAAAGACTTCAAGATACTGAGAGTCAATATCCTTCTGGTGGTAAGTATTATACCTACATATATTATGCTAAGACACCAAATATTATTTACGATCGTTATCCATTGATTATGGCATCAGAACCAATGGACTATGGTTTCTTTGGATTTAATTACCATTGGGGTAAAATGAGACAATATACTTTCAAGGAAGTTGCAAGTCCATTTTATGAAATATCATTTAATGAATTTAATACTCTTCGTTCTATTCCTTATGCCGATTTTAGACAAACTTAAAAATAAATAGTTAAAAAAATAAATGGCACAAATACTACGATACCCAAAAGCTAGTATTGGAAAAAATGATGATTTTTTACAGGTTGATGTTGTAGAATATAAACCTCCTGGATTATCCGCAGGTTCAGCAGGTTCTTTTGCATTGGGAACAACTGAACAAGCATTGGGTGGAAGTAAACTCTTAAGTACAATTTTGCTTCCAATGCCACAATCTGTTGCAGACTCAAACTCTGCAAATTGGGGAGAAAATACATTAAATGCTGCTCTTGCTGCTGGATTGATTGCTGGAAAAGGAGTTGTTGCTGGAGATGATCCTTTTTCCGCAGCTATAAAAGGAGGTCAAGAGGTATTTTCTAAATTTCAAGGTGCTTTTACTCAAGGGACAGGGCAAAAAACAGCAGCAACTGTATTTTCAAAGTTAGCAGTTCAGGCACTCACTGGTCAAGATACATCTATATCTGGATTGATTTCAAGAGAAACTGGAGCAGTAGTTAACCAAAATGTTGAACTGTTATTCCAAGGAGTAAATATAAGAACCGCATTTCAATTTACTTTTGATTTAATTCCAAGATCTCAATCAGAAGCAGAAGAAATAAAGACTATCATTCGAACTTTTAAACAAGAAATGACACCAAGAAAAGGTTCTACTGGATCAACTGGCGGTGGTTTCTTTGTAAAATCTCCAAATGTATTTAAGATTCAATACAGAACTGGAGCAAAAGCACATCCTTTTTTAAATAAGTTCAAACCATGTGCTTTAACAAACATGAGTGTTAATTATTCTGGATCTGGTCAATATGCAACTTTTAATGATGCTACACCAGTGCATATGATTCTCTCACTTCAATTTCAAGAACTTTCTCCAATCTATGCAGAGGATTATCAAAGTATTGCAGAAGGAGTTGGTTACTAATGACATACTTTAGAGAACTTCCAAACGTTCAGTATCAATCATTTCTTTTCGACAAGCAATCATCACAAGATTATCTTCTTGTAAAAAATATTTTCAGAAGAGCAAAAATTAGAGATGATCTACAAAATGTATTTACAGTTTTCAACAAATACCAAATTATTGATGGTACAAGACCAGAATTAGTTGCTGAAGAGATTTATGGAAGTGTTGAATATGATTGGATAGTAATTATAAGTGCAGGAATTACTAATTTAAGAGATCAGTGGCCCTTATCAAATAAAGACTTGTATCGTTATTGTGAAAGAATTTATGGAAATGATTTAAATGCTATTCATCACTATGAAACAACTGAAGTAAAGGATGACCATGGAAGATTAATACTATCTGCTGGTCAAATTGTAAATTCAAATTTTACAATACCAAATCCAATATTACCATTAAGTACTTTAAATCCTGTGGTTGGAATTAGTAATTATGAATATGAAACAATACAGAACAATAAAAAAAGTTTAATCTATCTTTTAAAACCACAATATCTTCAAACTGTTCTTAAAGACATGAGAAGAGAACTATTTTATGATGAATCTTCTCAATATATTGATCAACAAACGATTAAAACTGAAAACACTTATAATACATTACCATAACATTAAAAAAGGGGAGGTCCCTTGCCTCCCCAGTATTATAGCACCTAATCAGTCTTCTGCCAAACGGGCAAAGTATGAGAGTGCATCGTCATCATCGTCTTCCGCAGGTGCAGGAGCAGATCGTGTGGGTTTCAGATTGTCGAGTTCAGAGCGAAGGTCATCATCAAGTTCTTTTGTAGAACCGCGATAATCATCTTCATCTTCAACTTCTTCAGCAATACGTGTATTCTTGGTTCCAAGAACAGAACTAAGACGCTTTTTCAGTTCCTCATAAGTCTTGAATTCACTAGGAGACATGAAATCTGCGAGAGAATACTGCTTCTTCCAGATTGCTTCCATTGCATCATCATCATCCAAAAGAGCACTTTGAGAAGCAAATTCACTGGAATCATAGTTACGATAACCAGCAACGTTCTTTGCCTTCAGTTTGAAGTTAGCACCTTGCCAGAAGTCAAAGGGGTCGATTGGAGATTCATCTTCAAACTCAGGTTGCATTGCTTCGGTAATCTTATCAAAGATTTTCTTACCGTACTTGAAGAGGAACACCTTACCCTCATTGGAAGGATTAGCAGGATCCTTTACCACATAGATGTTAGACACATAGGTCAGTTTGCGCTTCTGCTTACGAGCAACTTCTTTACCAGCATCAGTACCATTGTTCCAGAGACCAGAGTTGTGCTCACAGACGGGGCACTTTTGATTGATACTTGTCAGGCAGTTGTCAATCAACCAACCACCAGGGCCTTGGAATGCGTGGGAATATACTTTCACAAAAGGAAGATCTTCTCCATCGGGAGCAGGAAGGAATCGGATTACTGCATATCCATTCCCACTCTTATCACAGTCTAACTTCCATACACGATCATCGGAAGAACTGCCAGAACTATTCATTTTTTCGACTTCTTTCACCAGTTTTTCGGTGAGAGAACCAAGTTTGGATTGTTTTTTAAGATCGGCAAATGCCATTTAGATACCTCGGATAAATTGGATTCGGGGGATTACTCGGATAGTATAACAGAGTTTTGGGGATCAGTCAAGGTACTTCTTGAGCGATTCAATCGTCTTTGTCATACTAGTGAATAAAACTTGCATATCAGTTTCTGGTGGAAAACCCATCAAAGCAACTGACTTGCGAAGATTCTCTTTCATCTCAACCGCTTTTGGGTCGTCTGAGAGAGATAACCTAGTATACATCACTCTTTGCTTTTCTAGCAAGAGTTCAAGTTTTTCAATGTGTTCTAGTTTTGTTTCACGG